ACATTATTTACTCCGACCCCAACCACTTATATATATACATAAACAACACAACAAATAATTTACGCAACAACATGGAAATTTAACGTCGATCCAAGACGTTGTAATAGCTATTAGAACTAGCAGACGCATTCACATCCTTTAGATTTATACCTCCAATACATCATTGGCTTACATAAATTCAAAGTGAACAAAGCTGGGTGATTTTTCCGAAATTCTTTATACATTTTCTCAAAGAAATCGTACCTTCTCTTATCCCAGCAATAATTTATCATATTGCTGGATAAAGCCATAGGTAAATCATCTATTTTTGTTCTACGTAAATTCTCAATGTGTTTGGTGAATCTTTCAGGATGATAAGTCCATAATCCATCTTTTTTGACATATTGGTGACTAAAGAACGAGCAACCATTAAATTGTTCATGTTTCTTAAAATCACTAATACTAACTCCCAATTCGGCAGCTACGCTAATATATTTATTAACGTCAACTGTGTCACTGAAAGTTTGGAGAACATCATCGCCGCCGGCAACTAAGTAGTTGCTCTCGCTCAAAATGTCTTCATCAGATAAACCAAGTCTTATTTTGACTAACACGTCTACTATAATTTGAGCCAAGCTGTTGCAAAATATCGTCAGCAACCATCCGCTCTTCATGGCACCATCATAAGAAGATTTGAAAACACGTCCGTTAGTACAACGGTAAACGGTTTTCTTATCAACTTCCTCTATCGAATTTCGAACATCTCTAATATATTCTTTAAACTCTTTATCACTCATGTCTAGCGGTTGTTCACACAAATTGCATATGACGTCAGCAAATATATCGAAGAAGTAACTAAAGCAATTGAAGTCCCAATTGGTTTTATCGGATTCATACACACTCTTCCCATCAAATTTCCTCACTAGGTGTTCTATATGCCCAGGAGCGCTGGGAGTGAACGCATAGATTATTCTCGATTCTTTCCAATTATCAACTGCTGTGTTTAACATTTCTTTAAATATAGATTGATGCTTTATCATCTTATGTAAGGGCAAACCTGTTATAATACGAGGCATGCGATTAACCAGTTTACTTTGTTTGGTGGGTTCAGCCTTTATAAAGCATTTGAGTTGCATAGGTTCATCCCACAAATTATCGACTATTTGCGCTAGTCCATTTTTTGTATACTTATTAATTACATTCTCGTTCAGCGGCAAGCCTTCAGCCTGGTACGGTTGTCCGGGACTTTTGCCAGATTTGACCACGCTCGAGTCAATTATGTCAACGAATCGTTTTGCAGTCCTGTATTCTTTGCAGGGCTCAAATCTATTCGCCGATAGCATATCAGTTATCAACATAACCGTTCTAACAATTTCATCCTTTGTTGGTTTTTTAATTATATTCTTATTTCTTTCAGCGTATAAATCAAGATGCTTAGTAACCGAATCTTGTTCCAATCTAGGTTCAATGTTAGGATAACTATATTTATCCATCTCATAGCCCAGTTTTTCTAATTTATCCATGTTACTATTGAAATAATCATCTATTTCATGTTGTACGCTGGACGCTTTTGCGCAATGCACGGCTTTTTCCGTTTCAAGCTCAATATAATTCCCAACTATACCATTCTCATTAATTCTAATGGGTGGGTAGCCTTCATCATCGTCATAATCAGCCCAGTTATTATTCCCGGACCCGACGAAGGCGTTACGAATTCCTTTCTTCACTGCGTCACTAGCAGTAAAAACTACTTTACCTTTCTTCGTTATCATGGAAGTGTAATCATCCCGATAATTTATCTCAACTTCCTTACCATGATATTTATCAGATCTACTCAATTTTTCTGTGACGTATGTAGAGCTGTCCTCAGCCAATAGCTCAGGTATTAAGAAAAGTATGTACTCCATCCGAATAGCAACATTATGATCACTAGAACCACTTATATGCATACCCACCACGCTATTCCCAGAAAATAAAGGCGATCCCGAGAAACCTTTATTAGTAGAGGCTGTGTGCCACAATTCCAACTCACCGCTGTCCTTGAGTGTGCGACCACTACTCGTCATCATTATCTCGTTCACAAATCCAACTGCGCTTACTAACTGATCATATGCGCTGGCATTTCGGTGAGACACTTTCTGAAGCCCGATTTTAGCCCATTGAGCCGCTGTCAATTTCTTGACATACAGATCACAATCAGTCTTAACATCATTATCGTCGATGTCAAACAAGCGCTTAGGAGCGAACCAGGCATTCATGTTAACTTTATAAGCGGTTTTGCCTTTAGCGGCCACCGTATTAGTTAAATAGACGTCCGATACGCTAGAGAAGGCTGCGTTAGCCACATGTTTGGCTGTTACTAAATACTCGTCAACTCGAAAGAAACATCCTAGCACTGCCAGCTCGGTAGTATTACTGCTAATCAAGACCGCGCCGACCTGTCTTTGCGTAGATGGAAATAAATCCGAGCCAGGCATTGACATTTCTTCCACTTTAGTATTCTTCTCTATATTATCAAGCGGAACACTACACAGTTCACCATTGACCAAGAACTCGTACACTGTAGTGTTGCCGATAACCCTTTTCTGGACAAATTTGTTGCTTCCGTTGATTTTTTCAACTTTCAGCGTGTACTCCGGTTTAAACCAAGAGTATACTCTTTGCACAAATTTGATAAAGCAAAGCGTCCATAATAGGAAAAACAAAATAGCCAGCGTCTCAGAAAACACTTGGCTATTTTCTCCAAGTATCGAACACAACTGTTGCCAAACTGTGTTAGCTATGACACATATCATAGTACAAGACAGTTGAAAAGCATCAATAAGTAGTCCGAACACTCCGCTCCAAACCCCGATCTGTCTTTGCAAAACACCGGCAATATCAAAAGTCTCGGCTGCGTAAGTCACCTTACCGAGGAAAATCAATTTAAACAGTTCGGCCTTGAGCCATAGTTGGAACCATAAGTTTTTCCATACAACTTCCGCGTAGTTAATTTTATGTCTCCT